CGCTTGACGTTCCGGGCATGGTTTTGCTCCTTGGTTCTTCTGGTTCATGTATAATGGTAGCCGCTGACCCATTGGGAACGCAAGTCCTATTTCCGATCAAGGATTGTTACATATGATTACGAAGGACCTAGTAGAGCGAGTTCTCGCCACGTTCGTGCAGGCTGCACTCGGGGCCATGACCTCCAACTCCATGTTCGACCTTGGTGTCGATCAGTGGAAGATGATGGCCGGTGCAGGTATTGCCGCTGCCATCTCTGTACTCAAGGGAGCCTTGGCTTCCCAGTTGGGTACGAAGGGCACGGCTTCGTTGAGCGACTGATACATACACCATTTATGGTGTATAGTATTGGGTAGTTGCTACGTAGACTTTCCTCGGGTGTGATTCATGGCTGTTGATTTCTGGTCCCCGTCCTATCGGGCTTCGGCTAGTGATCTCACCGTTGCAATCTCACCCCTCGGCCTAGTTGAACTAGCCGATGAAGAGTTTGAGGTCCACGGCCCACGTCTGAACCGTTACTCGGCAGCGTGGGCGTGGTACCTCGGACACCACTGGGCGTACCGACGAGAGTTCGGTGAGTCCCAGTTCTATCTGAACTATGTCCGCACAATGTCGGACTACATCACGAACTTCTGCTTTGGTAAGAGTGTGCAGTTCCGCACCCCAGAGCAGAACAACGCTATTATCCCCCACCTCCTCAACAGGGTGTGGGAACAGCACAACAACAAGGAGCACACCCTGTGGGAGATGGGCCAGTTGGCCTCTGTCACTGGGGATTGCTTCGTCAAGGTTGCCTATGAGGAGCCCTACGTGGACCCCATTGGCATTCCTATTGCGGGTAAGATTCGCATTCTCCCCCTCAACCCAGCCCATTGCTTCCCTGAATACCATCCCCACGACAGGACCCGACTACTTCGCTTTAAGTTGAAGTACCGGTTCTGGGGGACGGCTTCAGAGGGTACTCGTCAGGTCTATACATTCACCGAGATCATCACCGACGAGACAGTAGAGCAGTACATCAACGACGAGTTGGTGGACACCTACCCCAATGCTATTGGGCATATTCCTGTCGTCCACATCCCTAATACCACCATTTCGTCCTCCCCGTGGGGGCAGAGTGACATCTGGGACATCATTCCGCTCAACCGAGAGTTGAACGAGAAGATGGCTGAGGTGTCGGACATCATCAACTACCACGCCGCACCGGTAACTATCATCACCGGAGCCAAGGCGAGTCAGTTGGAAAGAGGTCCTAAGAAGGTTTGGGCTGGGTTGCCCAAGGATAGCAACGTCTTCAACCTTGAATCCCGAGGGGAGATGGCAGGTGCGCTTGAGTACATCCAACACATCAAGCGCACGATGCACGAACTAACTGGTGTGCCTGAAACTGCACTTGGTCAGACCCAGCCCATCTCCAATACCAGCGGTGTTGCACTGGCTATTCAGTACCAGCCTATGATGAATCGCTATACTATGAAGAAGGTACACTTCACTAGGGGTTTGCAGAAGGTCAATGAACTGGTTATCCGCACTGCTGCTGTCTTTGAGCCGCAGTTACTGCTATTTGATGCGTCTGTCTCTGGAATGCCAGAGAAGGACAACGCTATTGAACTTGATCCTACAGACCCGCTCACCTATGCAACCACTGTTCACTGGCCCGATCCGCTGCCAGTTGACGTACTGATTTCCTTGAACGAAATCCAAGCCAAACTTGCCCTTGGCCTTGAGTCCAAGCGCGGGGCTCTTCAGATTCTCGGGGAAGAGTTCCCGAACGAGAAGATGGCTGAGGTGTTTGAGGAACAGATGGAAGACGCTATGGACTCTGGCACGTTGGAGATGTTCAACGCCCAGATCATGCAGGCCGTTTATGCCGCCACTGGAATGCTGCCCCCCGAAGGGGCCGCACCTCCCGGCGGAGCGTCTACCGGAGAAGACGGTGGGGTATTCCCCGGTGTCGGTATGCCCGGTGCGGACGCAGGGTTGTTAGACAACTTGATTCAGCGGGCATACGGGGCGAGGCTAGCCCAGCGCCGTATTCCCTCAGAAGAAGAAGCATAAGTAGCATTACTTTAGTTATTAACCGCCAAACCAGAGATGGAGAATAGTTATGGCCGAGACACCTGCGGATACCACTACGCCTGAACTCGTAGTGTTGCCCCCCAGTCAGCAACCTGCTGACAATGCTGAGGTTGCCGAAACTGCTTTTGCAGTGGGGACTGAAGAATCAGCATCTGCTCGTACATTCACTGAAGAGGATGTAGAGCGTATTCGTACTCAGGAGAAGGACAAGTTGTACAAGCGACTTGAGGACTCCGATGGACGAGTCAGGACACTTGAAGACCAACTGAATGTTCTGAACCACGAGAGTGAAGAGAACAGGTCGGAGGCTGCACGCTTGGCTAAGGCTGAATCTGATGCCCTCAGGAAGCGTGAAGAGGAAGAACTCAGCGCCAAGGAACTCATCGTTAAGCGTGAGACCGAGTTCGATGAGAAGTTGAAGTCCGTGGAAACGGAATGGGAGGGACGCCTCGCCAAGATTGAAGAGGAGCGTGCCTCTCAGGACGCGATGCTTGAAAAGGAGCGTCGTTATCGTGAGTTGGAGGTTTACCAGCAGCGTCGCATGACTGAAGAAGAGGAGTATATTATTCCTGAACTTCGTGACCTCGTCGCTGGTACTACTGAAGACGAGATCGAAAACTCTATTTCGGTACTAAGAGACCGTAGTAGTGCTATACTAGAATCAATCCAGCAGACCGCTCAACCGAGTAGTCTGCGGGGGTCGCCCATAACGGCACCCCCGGTTGGGCCAATGGAAACTCAGACGGAGCAGCAGACATTATCAGCGGAGGACATCCGTGATATGCCGATGGAACAGTACATGCAAATGCGGGACAGGCTCCTAAAGGCGCGACCCTCACAGGGTCGCTTTTAACAACATAAACCCATAGTCCCCTAACGGAGGAAATCCCTAATGGCTCTACCTGCGCCTTCGGGTGGTTCGATTACGACGGCTGCTGACCAGTCTTCGCTAACCGGCTACTCGTCAGACACAGCACTGACCCCCGCGATTCAGACTATCTGGAGCAAGGAAATCTTGTTTCAGGCTATGCCTGTGCTTCGCTTTGAGCAGTTCGCTGTCAAAAAGACGGAACTTGGCGTTATGCCGGGTCTCACCGTCAACTTCATGCGTTACACCAACCTCGGAGTCGACCAGAATACTGGTGCGACACTGACTGAGGGTACCCGTATGGAGCCCACAGCACTCTCGGCTAGCCAGATCCAGATCACGGTCTCTGAACGTGGTCAGGCTATCTCGGTTACTGAGTTGCTACTCAACGCTTCGTTCGATGACGTTATGGCGTCGTCGTCCCGTCTTCTTGGTCGTCACATGGCCCAGTCGATGGACATTGAGGCACGTAACACCCTGTACAAGGCCGGTATTCCGTTCGGTGGCGGTTCGGCGGTTGCTCCGTCGATCACCTTCGGTCGGACCAAGGCTTCTGGTGCTCGCACCACGGTTTCGCCATACGATGGCGGTACCATTGGTACGGCTGCTGCACCGGGGTACCTCTCCCCCACGACTATCAAGGATGCGGTTGAGACCCTCGCTGCGGAGAACATTCCGCGACTGGGTGACACCTACGTCTGCTTCGTTCACCCGTCGCAGAGCCGCTCCCTGCGTGATTGGCCCGAGTTCATTGAGGTCACGAAGTACGCCGCACCCGGCAACTTCATGCTCGGTGAGATCGGTCGCCTCTACGACGTGGTCTTCATTGAGACCACTCAGGTCACGAAGGGCCTTGACGGTACTGCCGCAGGTTCGGCGCTCTCAGCCCTCGCTGGGTTGGACACCGATGGTGCTTCTGGTATTCAGGAGAACGCCAACGCTTACAACTCCGTGATGATCGGTGACAACTCCTTCGGGCAGGCCATCGCTCTTCCGGTGGAGTTGCGCGATGGTGGCGTGATCGACTTCGGTCGTGAGCATGGCCTCGCTTGGTATGCAATTTGGGGATTCGGTGTTATCACCCACGAGTCCCGAGTTATTATCAATACCCTTGGTGGTGCCATCGCCTAACCTAGGCGCTGGTGTAATCTGGTGTTGCGGGGGGTAGGGGCCTACGAGCCCCTCCCCCTTGCCACCGGTAGGTCCATAACGGAAAGAATAGGATTATACAACCATGGCAGATAAGAAGACTACAAAGAAGTCCCCGACAAAGAAGGCCCCCGCTGCTAAGACTCAGGCTCGCACTGATGAGGCTCACTTCATTGCTGATGACCCCAGTACTCCAGACGTGAACGAAGCGTATGTTCAGGAGGAAGAGTTGGAGGTGGTTGAAACCGCCCCCGTTACTGTCGTTCCTGAAACCAAGCGTGCTCGTGTCAAGGGTACTTGGAGGATGTATTTCTGTGGACAGCCTTGGGACTTTGTTGACGGGGAGTATTACGCTCTCCCACAGGATCTGTTTAACTTCCTTCGGTCGAACGGCAACATCTACGACACCCTCTGAGGTAGACCATGTCCTTTACGGTCCCCAATAGGCCGGAGCGTCCAACCGATCCAGATCAGGCAGAACCAGACAAGGGTGACTTCCAGAGTCTGGGGTACCGTAAGTCTGGTGTTCTGACCGGAGGGGCCGTAACTAGAACGGCTGCCAACACAGTATCCGTTGAGGCCACTACTGGGTATCTCAACGGTGAGTACTTTAGTCTTGCTACCGCCACTTCTATTTCCATCTCTGCCCCCTCTTCCGGTAGCAACGCCAAGTTTGTCCTCATTCTGGTAACTAAGTCTGGTGGTGCGTTTAGTGCCACCGCCCTTGAGGGCACCACAGCCAACGGTGGAGAGAGCGCATCAAACGCTCTTTACCCTGATTTCGATTCTGCCACGAACATGCTGGTGGCTGCGGTGTACTACAACGTAGGCGACACCGACATTGACGGCAGTTCTGTTGTAGACAAGCGCGTGATGGTCATGCCTCAGGCCAACCCGACTGCGGTATCGTCTGCGCCGGGGTCTACTGACGGCACCATCGGTGAGATCAGGATTGATTCCAGCATCACACCCGCTGACGGCCAATCCATTGTCTGGATCAAGACGGACGCCACTACGTGGACCAACCTAGGTAAGTACTCATCCACAGCCGCTGCTGCTGGGGCCACTGGCGCACAGGGCAACCAAGGCCAGCAAGGCACTACGGGAGCCGCAGGAGCCGCAGGTGGACAAGGACCACAGGGTCCACAGGGCCCTCAGGGTCCGAAGGGTGACAAGGGTGACAGCGGAAGTGGTGGCTCGTACACCCATCCATCACAGACCCTGACCCTCGCAGGGGCCGTGACCGGTTCGGTGTCCTTCACTGACGGAACGATTCCTACCCTGACTACCACTATTCCTGCTGGTACCTACGTACCCCTGTCAGGCAATGTGTCTATTACCGGGCAACTGATAACTGCCAACCTTATGCCTACTTCGTCAGGTTCCAATCGCCAGATTGGGTCGATATACATGACGTATAAGAAGATTGTACTCACAGACAATCCGGTGGTAATGTCTGATCTGGCCTTGAAGGAGCGCTTTGACGAGTCCCCCGGCCTCTCCTTCGTGGATTCTCTTACTCCCAAGTCCTACGTTCTCAAGAATGACCCCAAGAAGGTGCATTGGGGATTCGTTGCTCAGGATGTGGAAGAGGTCTGCACCCAGCATGGGGTTTCCGAGGCCGCAGTATACGAGAAGCCCGAGGAGGGCCTTGGGGGTCACATGGCCCTGACCTACGGAGAGTTCACGGCCCCTATTGTCAAGGCCATTCAGGAACTGACTGAACGGTTGGAGGCCTTAGAGAATGGCTGACCTGCCCACCCCAACGTCCGAGGCTGCTACCAACATCATTGTAGTTAGGCGATTCATGCCTGCACGTATCAGTGATGTGTTCCCTGCTGTGAACCAGCCGGGGCAAGATTCAGTACCCGGAACAGACTCCACTGACTAGTAGTACAATATAGGCATGGCGGCTCTAACCGACGTTGAAACCACTGCACGTAACTATCTCAGGGACTTCTCTAGGTTCTTTCAGTTAGACTTTGATGTCGTTGGTAGAACGTACGACCTAGGCCACCCCAACATTGACTCTACTAAACTATGGGTAGCAACTTATGCCAGCAATACGACCACGGCACTTACTAGTAGCCAGTACTCTCTTGATGACCGCAATGGCCTCATACGCTTGGCTACGACACCATCTGCGGGCACCAAACTACTGGTAGAGGGTTACCACTATGAGTGGTTGTTACCGGCTGACCTGACGTTCTACGCCAAACTGGCACTAAACCAGCATCTCCATAACTTGGATATGGAGTCGGAGCAGTTGTCAGCCGTTGTCAAGGACGTAATCGGCATCGACGCCATGATTGAGGCCCTCTGGGGCCTGATGACTGAGTACAGCCGGGACATAGACATCACTACGTCTGAGGCTGTTCACATCCCTGCCAGCCAGCGTTTCCGTATGATTCAGCAGTTGCTCCAGTACTGGACCGCAGAGTACGAGAAGAAGGCCCGTGCCCTCAACATCGGTCTGGACCGCATTGAGGTCTTCAACCTGCGCCGTACCTCCCGCACCACCAACAGGCTGGTTCCGGTCCAGAAGTCCCGTGAGTTGGGAGACTACGGCCCGATTGAGCGGATCTACTCACCGATTGACGACGGGGAGATCGTCATTGCTGAGGAGCAGGACGATCTACGCACCGACGTGTTCATCGACGGTGATCCACCTGAAGGGTATGTATCTGGCGTTAGGTATATGTAGTGGTAAACATTCGTAGAGAACTGGACCATATCTCGGAAAACTACCGAAGGTACCACCGAGATACCGGTGAAACAGTAGTGTGGTACGAGATTCAACCTTTCGGTAGCAACGCATCTACGGATAGTCTCTACGATGACGTTTACGACGAGGGCCTACTAACTACTGGAGGTCTGAGGTATAAGACTGGCATACTAGTTCCTGTGTTGCAGGTTCAGGAGACTGAGGACACCAAGACTGCTACCCCTGATGGTCGCCACGTCGTGCAAACCATCAACGGTGTGGTTGCTGTAAAGGACATGGTTGCCGCAGGCGTTGGTAACGTGTCTGAGTATCGTAACCACCTAAACGACATGATCTTTTATGATGGCCGGTACTACTCTATTACCACCTACCGTGTTCGTGGTCGTGCTAGAGAGAACGTCCTCGTGGTGTTTGAGGGCATTGAGAGGTACCTAGATCAGGAGTTCGTGAACGACCCCGGCCCTGCTGAGTTGGCCTTTGTAGACTACGGCTGGCCCGCAACTCTACCGTCCTAAATGGTGTATCATTAGTACAAGATCCTAATGAGCGTTAGGATCTCTCAACCGCCCAGAGGAACGCTAGGAGAGCGTATGGCCACAGAGCCAAAGATGATTGACGCCACTGCTTCCTCTGATGAAGACTACCTAGGCTTCTTTAGTTCCGGCATCCCCGCTCAGATTTCGTATGGTAACAGGCTGTACCTACAGTTGGCCGACCTTATGGAGATCGCCGTCAACAAGGCCCTACAGCAGCACGTGGATGAGTCACGCATTAAGTTGGAGAGGGACGAGGAGTACGCTCCGCTAGCCCCGTACTACAATGCGCGCCAGATGGAGGACTCCGAAGACCTGTTTGAGTTTGGTTTGTTTGATGTACCACGTAGGTTCCATTCACTGGCCAACGCTTTGGAGTATGGTTCTAGTAGTATTCCTCCTAGGGCCTTTCTTAGGCGCACCTTGTTCAAGGACGCCAAGACCCTGTCCAAAGATATAAGTCGGGAACTGAACCGACTCATGGGTGAGGTTGTCGTAGATGCCTGATCGCACCGGGTTCCTACTGGCAGAGGATCAGGCCCTCAAGACCAAGTTCAGTGGCATCCAGTTGTCTGACGACAGGGATGCTACTCGTGATGTACAGGTGTTCTTTCGCTATCCAGAGGGTGAAACCGAGAAGAAGTACCCGTTTATCACGATTGAACTACTGGACATCAACCATGCTACTAACAGGCAGCACTCTGACTCCATGATCTATGCCTTCCGTGGCACGGCACCTGCTGGTCAGCCTTCGGGTCACTATGCGACCGCAGGTTCAGCAAAGTCGTTTACTTACTGGCCGGATACCACCGATGATGTAACCACCCTAAGTGGTTTTTCAGGCTCCTCATCCTCACCCTTCGTGAGCGCCATGGAGCATGTTCCAGTAGACCTGCTCTATCAGGTCACCACTTTCACCCGGTCGGCCATCCACGACCGGTACTTGCAAGCACACATACTGACTAAGGTGGCCCCGTTTCGACGGGGATACTTGTCCATAGGTGCCGATTCAACTGATCGTCATATGGACCTCTTGGATTGGCGTGGTGCAGACATGCTGGATGAGGAAGCAGGCTTCAAGAAGAGGACCTTCCGTAAGGTGTACACCCTCTCGGTTACTTCCGAGATACCGGCCACCAACCTAGTCGGGCTCTATCAGGTTGCTCGTACCTCTGAGGGGTACGCAGCAGGTAGCACAACCTTTAAGGATAAAATCACGATGGATGTTCTATCGTGACATTCGTAACCCACTGTATTAAGGAGAAGTTCTAATGGCATCGTATACCCGACCCGGTGTGTATGTTAGCGAGTCGGCTCTAAAGCCAGTCGTTACCAACCGTCCCGGGCGCACTACTGCTTCCTTCGTAGGGAAGTCCACGAGAGGCCCTGTTGGCAAGCCCGTACTGGTTCAGTCATGGGGAACCTTCACCGCTACGTTCGGTGACATCAATCCACTGTACGAACTGGGGTATTCTATTTACCAGTTCTTTTCCAACGGAGGCACTGAGTGCTACGTTGTACGCACGCTTACCGGCAGTAGTACAGCAAACACTGACTCGTCTCTCGCCCTGACCCACGGCAGCAGTCAGTCACTGTTCACCGCTACGTCTAAGTTGGCGGGGGTTGACGGAAACAACATCACAATTGGTGTAACCAAGAACTCCGGCAACCCGGATTCCAGCACCACTGGTGGTTCCGGTATTGCTGACATCACCGTCAAGTACAATGGTGTCACCAAGGAGACCTTCACGGGTCTCACCTTCTCCAACAACACTGGGGCTACCTCAGCCACGATGGTTGTCAACGACGCTGTTACGGGGTCGCAGTACATTACAGTGTCGGCACAGCCCACAGACTCCAACGCCACTGGCGCTAAGTTCAACACCGCCTTCTCCTCCGAGGTAATCTACACACTCGCTGGTGGAGCCACAGGTGGAACGGCAGAGAAGTCAACGGGCTATGTCCGAGGCAACACTGCTGGAACTGCCGCCAACCATTTCCTCCTGACCGCTGAGAACGCAGGTGCTTGGGCCGATGGTCTAACCGTTGAGGTCACTGCGGGTCTTGAGGCAGCGTCGGCAACCTCCTATGGTACCTTCGACATGGTTATCAAGTTGGATGGTGGAGAGAAGGAGCGCTGGACTGAGGTGTCCCTTGACGCCACCCACAACCGCTACGTGCTTACCCTCTTGAACAACTACTCGGATTACGTCAGGGTGTCCAATGTGGCTACCCCGACCAAGGCTGCGAATACATCGGTCACTGCCGGTACGTACTCCTTGGTGGGAGGCTCAGACGGAACGGCGGTGCTTGCAGGGGACTACACCACCACCTTGGCCTACTTGGATCAGGTGACTGGAGACCTGCTAATCAACCTTCCGGGGGTGTCGTCCTCGTCTGAGGTGAACAGCGCATTGGCGTATGCTTCAACCCGTGGCACCGGGTTCGTGATTATCGACCCCGACCTCACCGCCACTACTGCCGCAGCAGCAGTGACCGCAGTGTCTCCGTACACCAACAGCGGTTACGGTGCAGTCTACTACCCAGCAGTTACCGCAGCGGACCCAACCAAGACGGGACCTGCTTCTCTACGCACCTCAGCGGTAGGCGGGGCTGTTATGGCTATCTACGCTAAGGCAGAGAGGCTCAAGTCTGTGGCTCAGGCCCCCGCAGGGTTTAACTACGACTTGGCCAACGTCTTTGGTCTGGTTGCAACCTACACAGAGGCCGAGGAAGGAACCCTGTACTCTTCGGGTATCAACCCGATCCGTTTGGTACCGGGAACCGGGGCCATCGTTAATGGTACTCGCACTCTGGCACCTACCTCTCCTGCTCGGTACATTCCTATTCGTAGGACCCTGAACTTCGTGAAGGCTCGGATGAAGGAAGTGACCAAGTTTGCGGTCTTTGAGCCCAACGATTCTAACCTGAGGGAGCGAGTTACTCAGGTAGTCACAAATGAACTCCGTGGCCTATGGGGCAAGGGAGGTCTCAAGGGAGGTACCAGCGATCAGGCGTTCTACGTCACATGCGATGGGACCAACAACACAGATACCACCGTTGCCAACGGTGAAATCCACGTTGAGGTGGGGCTGGCTCTCCAGTACCCCGCTGAGTTCGTGATTATCAATGTCAGTCAGTGGACTGGCGGTTCCAACGCAGTAGATACCCTTTAGGAGGGATTAATAAAATGACAGTATCCGCACAAACCCTGAGGACTGATCCCCTTCGGAACTTTAAGTTCAAGGTGGCTATCTATCCTCAGGACACCGAGTTGAACACCATGGCTGGTGGTCTTGATAATCTGGGCTTTGCCCAGATGTCCGGTATCGCCGTAACCAACGAGGTTATCCCGTACAGGGAAGGTGGGATGAACACCCACCCACACAAGATGGTAGGACAGTCGGACTTTGCTCCCGTGTCGCTGGCCCGGGGCGTGTTCGCCAATCAGGATCAGTTGTACAAGTGGCAGCAGTTCATCCATGCTTGGCAGGGAGGGCTTTCTACGAATGGCTCTAGCGGTAACGGTAACGGTTCTGCTGATGGTGCTGACGCATCAGATTACCGCTGTACTGTAGCGGTTACAGTGTTTGACCATCCGGTTACTTCCAGTAACAACAACTACCAGTACGACACCGACCCGAGTGCCAACTCCACGGTGATTCTGCCTAGGCGTTTGCAGGTGTTGCTCTACAACGCTTGGCCCGGGTCGTTCTCCATCAGTGACCTCAACGCTGGTGACAACGGAATCCTGATTCAGCAGTTGCAGTTGCACCATGAGGGCTTTGAGATTAAATGGGGGTCAGACATTAAGACCTTGCCCTAAACTAACCCTGTACAACTAGGACACTAGGAGACTCTAATGAGTTTGAATCTTGCAGAAGACGCTGACACCTTTAACGAAGCCATACAGGAACCACCCCCAGAGGTGGGTAAGGCTGCTCCAACAGCAGTAAGCCTTATGCGGGGCCTCGTGGACCCGGAGACAGGCGAGTGGCAGAGTGTAGCCACCGTATCGGAGATGACTGGAGAAGACGAGGAAGCCTTGGACCTACTAGCAACTAAGGATGACTTGTCTTACGCTGACTATACCTCGGCGCTGCTGAAGCGTTCGGTCACGTCCATCGGCAACATACGAGTTTCGTCAGATCCGTCTGTACTTGACAACTTGATTATTGGGGACCGGGACCTACTCTTCCTTGGGATAATCCGTGCAACCTACGGAAATATCAGGGACTTCAAGTTGGTGTGTCCCAGTTGTAAGGAATCCAATGAGGTCAAGGTCAACTTGGACACTGACTTTGAGGTGGATGAACCAAAGGGAGACCCTCGTGCTACCAGAGCCGTAACATTAAAGAACGGTTCTGTGGTAAACATTCGGTACCTTACAGGCAAGGACGCCAAGGCAGTGGCCTCTTCGGGGGACACCTCTTCAGTACAGAACACGGAGATCGTCACCCACAGCGTTGTGTGGGATGATGACCGGTCTATGCAGGTACGCAGGGAATGGGCAAAGGGCCTGTCTCTAGCAGACCGCAAGACCATTGTACAAGCCGTGCTGGGCGACCAGCCCGGACCGAGACTGGAGGAGGTGAATGCCCCGTGCGCCTACTGTAGTGAAGACATCACTATGGTACTAGACTGGGTGTCCCTTTTATTCGGTTAATCTTACTCACGTTTATTGGAACTACGATGCTATTGCTCAAGGCTACCCCGGGTACACGCTATCGGACATTCGTGGTATGTCCGTACGTCAGCGTTCTTTCTGGGCTGCCATGGCAAAGTGGCGTAGTTAGTTCTGGAGAGAACTGTGCCTTCTGAAGAAGAGAAGATAACTGATTCCGAAGACCAGACTATGAAGGCCTTTGCGACGTTCAAGGGTCGCTTCAAGACCGACATACAGGCCATCAAGAAGATGGACTCCTCGTTCGGCAGCCTTGCCAAGTCTCTGCGGGAGGTAAACGCTGAACTAAGCAAGATGATCGACCGTGGTCGTGACGCTCAGATTTCGTTGCAGGGAGTAGCACAGTCATCGGGTGGCCCCGCACCAAACGCACCAGTTCAGGGTACTGGAGGGTCTACCAAGGCCGGTGGTATCGGTGGAACTAACGCTCCCCTGACCAGCGGAACATGGGGCAAGTTCACGAACATGCTTGCTGGAGCCTCTGGCCAAACTGGCGAGAAGAATCCTTTCGGAGGAAGGTCTGCGTGGGGTTCTGCTGCCTCTGGTGTTAGCCAGTTGGTACATTCTGGTATTGGCTGGGCTGGGGCACGGGCTGAAGGGGCAGCACCCTACATGCTAACTGCTGATCGTACAGGTATGCTCTACCGCCAGATGTACGGCGGCACACAGTTGGAGTATCAGCGTAAGTACCGTGCCCCCCTGACTGGTCCTCGTTCGGACCCACTGCTCTTGGGAAACGGTGGAGTTGAGGCGATGCTGGGGTTGCAGGCAACTACCGGTCTCAATGCCACCCAGATGGCTCAGGGGGTTCAGGGCATCAGGGTGGCCTCTGGCTTTGGCTACTCAACGGGCCAAGCCAACCAAATGATCTCTGCTCTGGCAGCGCCCGGGTCCTCCAACCTTATGACGATTATGACCGGAATGGGTTTGTACGGTCCGGGTGGTCAGGCCCGAGATCCTATGGACGTGATCAGGAACACCGTCCAACGCATGGGCCTGACCAGCGAGGATATGGTACAGGGAGCCTTCCAGCCCGGGTCGATGACTAGGGCGAACCTGAGCCGCTCTGGTCTGCCAGAGGACATGCAGAACCTTGTACTTCAGTACGCCCAGCAGAATCTGGAGTACCGCAAGAAGGGCGGTAAGGGCATGTACGACCCGGCCTCCAAGCGTGACCGCCAACTAATGGGTGTACAGGATGGCTACGCCACTGAGTTTGAGCGTACACGGGTTGAAGAGACCCGACGGGAGGAGCAGTTCTATCGTCGTCAGGTTGACAACTACGACCGTATGGAGGAGAACACTCAGGCACTGATCAGGGTGGCTGCTGCCCTTGAGGACAAGTTCTCCGGCCCTCTCGGTGCCAAGATAAGTGCTACAAACAATCCTTGGCTGCGTGGTATCGGGGGAGCGGCCTCAACACTGGGCCCAATGTTGATGGGGATTGGGGCGGCTGGGGTCGCCAGTGGCGCTTTCGCCGCTCCCGGTATGGGGCTGATGGCCGTGGGTGGCCTGATGTCAGCAATGTCAGGAGACCCCGATGACGTGGTACAGCCCGGCATGGACGCAG